GATCCAGCACTCTCAATTTCATACTTATTAACTTTGCCTGGAGATGCATATTTAACTTCAATTTCTTGTAAAACTTTCTTACGACTATCAAATATTCCCTGATATTCAGATCCAGCATCATCAAGTTTATAAGGATGAGTATTTCTCTTTAAATTAAGTGTGTTAAGATCAAGATTTTGATTATTTGTTTCAATAAAATTAAACTCATCAGGTTTCGCAACATAATTTTGTCCAATTAAGTATGGGAAGACTGGCGAACGGAAGTTTTTAAATGTTCCGCTTGTTTCATTCTCATTTGGATTAATTGTTGCAAAGTAAGCAAATGTTCCCTTTGGATAATCTGGAGTAATGCAATATCTTCCATTATTTTCATCCAAATCGCCATCCGCAGTATATTCGTAATCTTCAATAAAAAATCCAAGTGGAAAAGTTGATATTGGAGGCCCATTCTCTCTTGATGTTTTGAGAGTATATCCAGATCTCATAATTCTTACAATACCACCATCTTTACGATCATAACCATAAGGGCCATAAATCGGATTACCATCATAAGCCCAACCAATAATCGGTGAGTGATTTAAAGATACCTGTTCTGCGTTGTTTAAAAGATTTAAATCATTTGATGCATAATCAATTGTTCCGTCACTGTTTTTTTGTTTTAATATTTTTCTAAGACCTCTAGGAGCGTAGAATGATGTAAATTTAATTCCCTCATCATTATCACCACGACTTAAAAATCCATCATCTCCATAAAATATATCCTCATATCTTTTAACATTATTGATTTGCCAAGATCGAACTTTAGGTAAAAATACAACTCCAGAGCCAGGTAAATTTTCTTGAACTCCAACTAAAGATGTAGTATATCCAACTCCACCATTCTTAACGGTAACATTATCAACAACTCCATTACTAATTGACGAAACAACTTGAGCGCCGATACCATCACCCAAAATAGTTAAATCTGGAGTAGATGTATATTCTCCACCAGAGCGAGTTACAATTACAGATTGTATTTGACCGTTTGATACAATCGCCTTGTATTCAGATGATGAACCAGAAGATACACGAACTGTAGGTGGTATACTAAAATTAAACGTTGTAGATGCACCATAACCTATTCCAGCTTTCTCGATGTTTATAGACGTTATAGACCCTCTTACAATAGGATTTACTCGTGCATGATAGTTCTCAGGATGAGATGTTTCTATTCCAATTGTCCCTCTCACTTCAACAGTAATTGGTGGATAATTAAATACATGATCTCCAGAACCTATTGATGTTAAACCAACAAATTGATTTGATAAGTAATTTGCATCTGAAAGAGTAGTTCCAATTCCCGCTGATGCAAGTCTGAATTGATTATCATTTACTTTTAAAACATAGTAATCTTGATCTATATCAAGACCACCTATTCTGACACCATCATTGGAATATCTAATTAATTCCCCATCTTTAAAACCATGATTATCATATTCAATATAGTCTGAAAAAGTATTGATGCCGCTTAAAGGAACTAATCTTCTTTTATTTTCAAATCCCTCGCCTGGATCATCAACTATAATATCACCTAAAATTAGTTTCTTATCTACACTTTGAAATCTTTGTGTTCCGTCAGCAAAACCTGTAATGTTTATGAGATTTGATAAAGTTAAGGCATCATCTTTTTTATTTGCTAATTTAATTGTTGTTGCGTTTATTCTTGATACAAAGTAAGAAGCATCGTTTACAAGTCTTTGATCAGGAGTATTTTGGATCGCAGTTGTCGTAATACCAGCACTTGCAATACCAATCGCACCTGTTCCAAATGTTTTATAAATTACTTCTTCTCCATCACGAAACTTATGAAATGTTCCAAAACCAATTGTATCGTCAGCAATATTAATAGCATTACCTGTAGAGGATGCATCAAAATCAACAAAATGATCTACTTGTCTTAATCTTGGTCTTAAAACGGCACCTGTTCCATTTCCTCCTTTGATTTCTACAGCTGGTGGATCAACATAATCAAAGCCTGGATCTATGATGTCAATTCTTTCAATCTGACCTTTTATAACAGGTGTTGCACTTACACCGACACCAGCTAAACTTTCAACATCAACTCTTGGTGGATTTATAATATCATATCCAGAACCACCTTCCAATACATCAATAGATTCAATACCACCAAAGAATATAACATCTCCAGATTTATAATTTGATATCTCTGTTCCATTAACTAATATTCCAGTTGTGCCTGGTATAGTTTGATACTGGTTTCCATCAAAAAAGGGATTTAATGAAATTCTTTTTAATAATTTTTGATGATCTAATTTTTTATTCGCTAAATCTGGAACTGATATTTTAAAAGTTCCTGATCCAGTTGCATCTACAAAGTTTTGATTAATTAAATCTGGTAAAGAGTTTGCAAGACGAATATTGTTAGAACTCACACGACTTACAAAATAATTATTTCCATCAATTAATTGACCTAAAAAACCACTGATCACATTATATGTGACAACTTCTCCAGAATAAAATCCATGATCTGATGCACCCTCTGTAACCTGTATTAACTGTATAACGTCGCCTCCAGTGGCGCCAGTCCACGTTACAGAACGATCTGGCGCTACTATAGGTTCATTACCTAAACTTGGAATGGAGGGTGAGGCAACGTAGGCATGTGGATGTGGCGGTAATGCATTAACGTTATCACTTTCATGATCATAAGTATTTTGAACATCAGTTGTGTATTTTGTAATATTGTCATGAAGTGAACTATTTCCTCTCTTTAATCTTCTTCTAATAAATGAAATTGAAACTTCATCAATTCCTGGCAAGTCACCTAATATTAGATTTGCACTACTGATGACACTTAAAACTCTTCCGATTCCAATTACATTTGAATTGCCATCTAAAACTTCAACAGAGTCCTCTTCTAATAGTTGATGATCTGATTCTGTGATAATGGTAAAACTACTTGATGATTGACGTGTGACTGTTTTTGGAGCTTGTTTTACGGTTGTGTTATAAATCCATGATCCAAAATTAAAATCTTCGGAACTCTTATTAACACCAAATGTTCCTACACGAACTCGATCACCTTTTTCAAAATAAAAAGTTTCTTGTGGAATTGCAAAATCTTTTAAAACTCCAGTAATTACAACTTGAATTTTATTAGTTGCACTTGCAAAAGAATATCCATATGCAACGTTGTTGTATCTAACATCATCACCGATACTTAAAGTGTCTACAGCAGTTGGTAATCCAACAAATTGATTTGCAGTTTTACTTGTATAAGTTACAACACCAGCAGAAACAGCACTTGGTAAAGATAAAGATCCACTAGTAGGAAATCCAACTGTGGTATCAACTGTCATTACAGTTGAACCAATCGAAATCGGATCAGTTATACGAGTTCTGCCTGGAACTTTAAAATGACCTTCTATTGAATCTTTTGATATACTTATTTGATAATAGTGTTCTCCATCATATACAAAATCTTTAACATCAGATATCGCACCAGAAGCACCTAAAATATTTTTATCATTTTTATCTGCATCTTGAAAAAGTGTTGACCCTTTTAAATTTCGTGGATCTCCTGTAATTGATTTAACAACAAATTCTTGTGCAAAACCATAATCTGCATCAGATGGTTTAATTAAAAACTCAGACGGTTTAATGATATTAACTTCTTCACCATATAATGCTCGAAATAAAATTTTATATGACTCATCAGTTCCTTTTGTTCTGTAGAAGTCTTTAATTTGTCGAATAAATTTAACTTGATCTAAATCACCATCAAATTTTCTCTGTTCAAATCCACTTGCAAATGTAGTTTTAAGTTTTTTGAAAAAATCACGAATAAAAAGATTTGATAAATTAAAAACTTTTGTTCCACCAGTATGTGCAGCACCAACACTAGTGTTAAATGATAGTAGATCAGGACGAGTTGGCTGATCCATATTATCAACACCACTAAACCCCCTTACACACCCTGTAAAGGACGTTGTTCCGATGCCTGTGTATGTAATGATCTCATCGTCTATTTTAAGTAATCCATACTTACTTGGATAACCTTTTGTGCTATCAACAAAAATAGTATCAGAGAAAGATTCAGTGTTTGTGGATAATCCAGTAAACTCAGTGAGTGCAGCACCAACATATGTCTGTAATTTAGTATATCTGTCAAGATTTTCAGCAATGTTTATTGAACCACCTTGATATTCTTGAGAGATATAATATTGTTTCATAAAATCCACAAAAAGTGGACTTTCAGACTGCACAAACTCAGGTAACTGATTTTCAATTACCTGATTGATTTCAACTCGTTGTATAGAGGTATCTATCATTAATATCCGTATCCAGAACCAGAACTTGAAGAACCACTACCACCGCTTGATGAAGGTGTGGATGAAGTTGATGTCGAACTTGTTGTTGTCATAGTTGTAGAGTATGTGCCACTCGATGCGGTTGTTGATGACGTTGACGTTGCAGTAGATGGGAGAACTGAATCAGTTGTTGATACTGGAGAACTTGAATTTCGAGTATAAGTTGGTGTGTAATAACTATGAGTATGGACAAATCTAGATCCAGATGTATTTTCACCTGATGCAATCAAATCTTGAACCATATTCACCTTAGTATTAGACATATCAAACTTAACATACAAATCATTTAAACCAACAATATCGTTTGAGTGAGGAATCGCTTGAACTTCAATGACATTATTTGCAATCACTGTTGAAAGTATATTTACAGTATCTATAAGTATTTCACCATGCATATAATCGACTGTGCCTGCATTTTTCTTGATTATAGTAGGAGTTCCACCCTCTGTGTATGTGAAGAAGAATATTCGACCTTTATCTCGGTTAATTGACTCATCAGCAAGATAAACAGTTCCCACGACACCTTGAATTGTAAATCCAGTTGAAACAATGTTATAAGATTTTTCTTGAACATGAAACATATTACCAAAACATAACTCATATTGAGCAAATTTACTAATTTCTGCTATTAAGTTTCTTCTAATCAAAACTCTGGTGATATTTGATGTAATTGATGCATCAACGTTGTCAATTAGACTCACTGCCTTACTATATTTGAATCTACCACCAAATTTGTTAACATCGATTGATCGGGAGTATTGTGTAAGTGCATTTGAAACGCTTGTCTTTAAATTTTCTGAGTCATTTATTAAACTTGTATTATAATAAACTGATGTTTGTATTTCTACATACAAATATTTCAAATCAACAAATTCTGGCACAATTCCAGCAACTGCAAAGCTTTTAAGTCTCTGAATCAACTCTCTTTTTGTCTGATCAGAGAGAAAATCACCATTTCGAGGTTTTACGGAGATAAAAACCTTACCATAACGAGGTGGACTCATCTCTTCACCACCATAAGCGGTTACTGACTCAACATTTGGGTAAATATACGCTAAAACTGACTCAAAATCAGATGAAGTGACTGCACGGTATTGAGAAGAGTAAATTCGAGGTGCATAATACTTAATTGAAGAGATAGATTCAATGTCATCACCATCTCTTGACTTTTCTTCTGTTGTAACTAACGAAATATCGTCTGGATTTATTGCACCACCATCTTGATTTGTAATATTTCCTACAAAACTGAATTCAGAAGCACCATTTCCCTCTCTTCCATCACTTATAATGTATGATGCAGTGACAAAGTTACCATTTGATAACTTTTTACCGATTACATTGTCACCAAAAATCAATTCATATCTTTCATCTTCAATTTCTTGTAGTAAGTAAGAGGATGAAGTTGATGTGATTCCAATTATATTATCAATTTGTTTATAAGTGACGGTTGAGGAAGATGACTCTGATGGTTTAACTTTTACATTAATTGTGGATGTATCAATGAATGAATTATCGAGAATATATCTTTGATTAAACAAAGATGTATCAACTGTGAAGTTTTGTGATACAAAATTACCCTCATAAATCTCAACATTATTAAATTGAGCAAATCCATTCACAACTGCAACTGTAATATCTTCTGGAATACAAAAAATATAATTTGAGTTCTCACCAGAACCATTACAAACAATTCCAGAGTTTAATGTTAGTGTTGTAGTGTTTTCTAGACCACTTACATTGAAAGATATCTTTGCTCTTGCTGATCTGCGAGATCTTGGAACATAACCAATGTTTCTGGCAAGTGCAACAACGTTTTCTCGAAGTGTAGCGGAATCAAGAAAACACTCATTCGTTGCCATGTTTGTATTATAGGCAGTTGTATATGTATTATACGCTAACGCATCAATAATTATTGAAAGGTTTGATCCTTCAAAGTCATAATCAGTGAAATTAGTATTTGCCCTCAGATAATCTCTGATGGAAGTCTTAATTTGATCAAAATCTAAGTTTGTGTATTGACCGAAAGCCATTATACTCTAGCTGGGAATAGGAGAACGTCTACTTCTTGTGTTGGTGCTGGAATACCAACAATATCATATTGCACAATGCAATTTAATTCGTTTGAATCAGGATAAATTGTTGTTGTTGCCACAATATTATCAATTCTTGGTTCATAATTAAGTAAAGATTGTTTAATTTCGTCTGAAACACGAATTTCACTCAAATTAGTATTTAAGTCAAACAAAGATTGATTAATAACTGAACCAAAATTAGGTTCAAACGGTTTCTCACCAAGAATTGTAAAAATTATGTTCTTTACAGACCTTTTTATAGCGTCCTCATCACTAACCGTAAGCACATCATTCGTCACAGGATGACGTTTGAAGGATAAGTTGATATCTTTGAATGCCCTAGAAGCCACTATTTACACAAAAAGTTTCCTGTTTTTATTTATACCGCTTTTTTTATCTTTTTACGACACGAATTCGATATTTTTCTGATTCTAGAGCGTTAATTATATATTTAGCACAAATTCTTGGGTCTTTTTCACCGCAAGTGAAGAAATCTGCGTTCAAACGACCAAATTCAGGCCAAGTATGACAAGAAACATGACTTTCAGCGAGTGCAAAAAGAGATGTAACACCACATGGACTGAATTTATGTGTATATTCATGTAATATTATCATCTCTGACTTCAAAATAGCACGAGTGAAGATGTCACGAAGGAAATTTGGACTATTTAAGTCATCAAAATACCCATCGTAGACATCTAAAATCAGATGCTCACTCATTTCATCCCAATTCTGGTTCATTTAAGTCAATTTTAAAGTCACCACCGTAAAAATCAGTGTTCATATCAGTGCCTCCAGCGCCTACTTCAACATCAGTAGACCTTTCTTTCGCTGTTTTCCAGAAATAATTCTCTTCTGAACCCAATCCATCACGATC